CGTCTATGCTCAGGGGGATGACGTCATCAACCGCATCAGCGGGAAGATGTCGGACTCGCAGACGGCGAAGCTGACGGAGCAAAAAGCCCTCCGCGAAGGAGTCACGCACAGCGACGACCCGAATACGATCATCCTTTGGGAAGTCTATGAGCGGATTCCGAACGGCTGGAAGGTTCACACCGTTTCACCGATGGCGCCCGATATCGAGATCCGGAAGCCATTCACGCTGCCGTATCAGCACGGCAAGCTGCCGGTTGTCAGCTTCCAGCTAGAGCGCAAGGCGCGCGGCTACTACGACAGCCGGGGACTCGCTGAAATCCTCGCCGCGTTTGAAACGTCGCTCTGCAAAATGTGGAACGACAAGCACGACGCGATGACCTACTTCAATCGCCCGTTGCTGTCTTCCGAGCAGCAAATTGCCAACGTCGGGAACCTGCAATGGGAGCCGGGAACGATCCTTCAATTCCCGGTCAAGCGGATCGATCTTGGCTCCCCGCCGATTTCGTTCGATCAGGAGATGCTCTCGACTCGGGAGATCGCGGAGCAACGCATCTCGACGCCCGATTTCGGGCTCGGGCAGCGGCAGTCCGCGGGGCGCGGCGGCGAGAAGGCAACAGCGCGCGAGATCGACGCACTCGTCAACGTCGGCTCGACGGTTATCGACATGAAGTCGCGGCAGAATCGGCGGCAGCTCTCCGGGGCTTACATGCAGGCCTGGGAACTGCTCAAGCAGTACGACACCGATTTTCAGTATCTCCACGAAGGCGAGTTCAAGCAGCTCCCTGACAAGGCTCGCGAATCCATCGTCTCGGTTTCTCCCGCGGGAAGCGCGTCGTCATGGAATCGGCAGGGGCAGCTCCAAAAGGCTGTAGCCCGCAAGCAACTGCTCGGCGCGTCCCCGCACGTCAATCAGGTCGAACTCGACAAGAGCATTCTCGAACTCGACGACCCGACGCTGATCAAGCGACTGATCATCGACCCGAACATTCCCGCCCAAGAGCAGGCGAGCCGACAGATGCAGGAGATCCCGGCGCTCATGCTCGGAATGCCGGTGCCCGTCAATCCAGACGACAAAGACGAGATCCACGCCGACGTGCTCCTTCGGTTCAAGATGCACATGGGCGCACAGAACGCGCCGGTCTCGCCAGCGATCGTTCAGAACATCGACGCGCACCTGAACATGCACCTTCAACGGTTGCAGGCGAACAATCCGAAGGCGTTCGCGGCAATCGGGAAGCAGATGAAGGAAATGCAGCGAGCGGCGCAGCAACCTCAGCAACAGGAGGTCGCAGCGTGAAGCGGTTCATTCAAGTCCTTCGCCTGATGCTCTCGCAGCCGTGGACGTGGCGTCCGGTTGCCGATTGGACTGCCGAAGACATGGGGGGCCTGAACTCCTATCTCGGAAGTTCGAGCGGTCAAAAGTTCATCGCCCGGCTTCGCAACGCATCGGTTCAGGCAAGCGCCAACGCGGTCGCAGGCGACTCAGCGCACCGCAACGGCACGGCCTACGGGCTGATCGTCGCAATCCAATTTATCGAATCACTTTCACGGCAAGCCGCTCCGCATGACGGCAACAACACCGGGGACGCTGCCGATAAGGGCGCGGGCGCGAACCTCGAACACCTCGCCCCTTGATCAGTATGAGCACACCCAACGCACAACAGAACCAAACGACCGAAGTCATCGAAGCCGACCTTCGCGAGCTTGCCGCACAGGCAGACGCGGGAGTCGATTTCGAGGACGGCGATCTTAGCGCGCAAGAGGAAGCAGACCGCGCGGCTTCCGGATCTGAGAACTCCGAACAGTCCAACGCCGATAAGGCGAAGGAGAAACCGGAGGGCGGCGCCAAGGAGGGTGACGAAACCGACGCCGAAAAGAAAGGCGATCAGGAATCCGAAAAGAGCAAATACGCCAAGGAGCGCGAACGGAAAGATCGTTCGTGGGAATCTCTCAACGCGGAAAAGGAACAGGTCAGGAAAGACCGGGAGGAATTGGAGCGCGAACGGCAGGAGTTGCAGTCCCGCCGCCAGCAAGCCGAACAGCCCGTGGAGTCGAAAGACGACAAGGGTTTCACGGCTTCCGACTACGACGCGGCAGCCAAGACCTTCCGCGACCGCGGCGACGACGACCTTGCGGAGGCTGCCGAGAAGCAGGCGAAAGACCTGCGCGAAGCGGATCAGCGCGCGGCAGGAGAAGGGCAGCACCGGAAGTTTCTCGATACATGGCACAAGGCCGTGTCCGACGAAATCAAGGCCCGTCCCGAACTTGCCGATGAAAGCCATGCGCTATCAGTTGCCGTTCAGAAGTTGCTCAAGGAGGACGAGGTTTTCAGCCGCCTCCCTGATGGATTCAAGCGCGCCGTGGAGATTGCAAGTCTCCGCATTCAAGCGGCATCGGTTCCGTCACTCACCGAACAGGTAGCCACTCTTCAAAAAGAAATCGACCGGCTCAATGGCGAACGCCAGCCGGGCGGAAGCGGCCCTACCAGCAAGCCAAAAGCCAAGACCTTCGACCAGCTCACACCAGATGAGCAGGACGCGGAGCTTCGTCGGCAAGCGGAGGAAGCGGACGCCCAGGGCGTTGCCGTCGTCACGCCATAAAAACTCAAAACTTACCTTTAGAAAATGTCCACAAACACCACTTCAACGCTGTCCAACCAGTTTCAGCGTAAATACCAGAAGGACTTGCTCGCTCACGCGGTGCAGGAACTTCGGCTCAACGAATTCGCGACTCAACGCGACCTGCCAAAAAACGCGGGGGCGAAAACGGTTCGCTATTTCCGTCGTGTCGCGGCCTCCGCGGCGAACGTTAAAACCCTCGCCGAAGGCGTCACGCCGACCGATACCACAGACCTGACTTACACGCCGGTCGATGTCGATCTCGTGCAGCTCGGAGAGGTCATGGTCGGAACCGACATCCTGTCGTGGACTCAGCTCCTCGACTGGATCAAGGACGGAACCGCCCTGCTCGGCGAGGATTGCGCGCTCAAGGCCGATGAGGTCACCCGCAACGTCATCGTCGCGGGCATCACCGCTGCCGGTTACCGCCGGTACTCGCAGGGCGCCGCGAACTGGGCAGCTCTCGCCGCAGCTTCCGCCGTCAATGCCGGGTATGTCCGGACGGACGGTCTCGATGCGGTGACGAAGCTCAAGATCGCTCGCGCTCCAAAGTTCGGCGGCTACTACGTCAACATCATCGCCCCGCAAGTCGCTCGCGACGTGCAGGAGGATGGGGACTGGCTTGAAGCCTCGAAGTACGGCGCGCCGGAACAGCTCTTCAAGGGCGAACTCGGCCGGATGGATGGAATGCGGTTCGTTGAGGCGACGAATCCTTTCATTGAAGATGGCGCGGCGGGCGCGGAGGGCACCTTCGCAGCCGATGGCAACATATTCACGTCGATCATCACCGGCAAGGGCGGCTATGGCGTGTGCAAACTCGCCGGTACGCAGTCGCCGATGAAGCCGCAGCTCATCATCTGCAACAAGGCTGACAAGTCCGATCCGTTGAACCAGCGGATCACGGTCGGCTGGAAAGCCTACTACAACGCCTTCGTCGAGAACTCGACCTGGGTTTGCACGCTCCGCAGCAAGAGCAACTTCGCCGGTTAATCAATCGCCCGCTCGCTCCCGGTGGCAACCGCTGCCGGGAGCCAAGGGCACCCAATCCAAATGATGAAAGAAAATTGTCTGACAGTCCCCGTCAAAGTCCTGGCACTGCCGGAAGAAGGCGGCGCATCGACCGAACCCGTTGTCGGGGACGAAGTCGAGATCACCGTCACCGGCAAAGTGGCCTCGCTCGAAAACGGGAACGCCTACGTCGAGATCGCAACAGCCAACGGTGAGCCAGTCGTCGCCAAAGCGGCTGCGGCTCCTGCCGACGATGACGAACCTACGGAAGAAAGCCTCCGCAAAGAAGCGGAAGCCGCCGACCAAAACATGATCTGACGCCATGAGCAAACGCATCATTCGTCTCAAAGAAAAGCGGAAGGGTTCCGCAAAGATCACGGACATCACGAACCTAGCGGCATCGACCGACATCACGGCAGTCCCGGCATCTTTTGCCGATCTCGCCGCCGTCCGGACCTATCTCGCAGGCGCAAACGTGGTTCCGAACGTGGAAGCACGACTCGACGCACTCGAAACCAAAGTCAACGCCATGCTGACCGCCCTCCGATCGGCGGGAATCCTCGGTTAATCCAATGCCCGCCTACGAGTTCGAGATTGTGAACGGAGAGACCGGCAACGCTGTCGAGCGGATCGTCGTCGTTTTGCCAGTGGCACAACGCGACAGCATTTGCATTCGACGCGTGAAGGTTCCCCGCTCCGTCTCGATCTCGGGCGTGGCAGAGGCGCCGTCGCAGGCTGGCGAAGTTCTTCGCGGCTATCGCCGAGCCGAAGAGAAAAACGGCTCCCGCTTCAAGAGCGAGTTTCCCGCAGAAACCATCAAGAAAGTTTGGAAAAATGACAAAGGATAAGGACGTTCTCGCTCTTCAAGAGCTACTGAAAGAGGCGGGCTTTGACCCCGGTGCGCTCGATGGTGTCGACGGCCCGAAAACTCAGGCCGCGCATAAAGCATTCCTTGCGAAGAGCAGGCCAGCCGAGCCCGTAGTCGTCGCCCAAGCGCTCAACCATTGGCCGAACCAGAGGGAGGTTCCCTCGTTCTTCGGAAAGCACGAGCTAGGGCGCGACGGGCATCCAACCGAGCGCTGGCAAACGCGGATGCTGACGCAGATCCGCCTGCCTTATCCTATGCGGCTCGCGTGGGATTTGAGCGTCACCGTTCAGCGGATGACCTGTCACAAGCTCATTGCTCGCGATCTAGGGGCAATCCTCGCTGAAATTCTCGCGCATTACGGCAGCGTTGAAGCTGTGCGGGCGGCGCGAATGGATCTCTTCGGCGGCTGCTACAACTACCGGGCGATGCGTTCCGGCGCCATGCCGTCAATGCACTCGTGGGGTATCGCGATCGATCTCGATCCGGACGGGAACCCGTTCGTTCCCGAGCGTCCGAAAAATCCCAAGTCGTCCATGCCGGACGCGGTCGTCGCCATTTTCAAACGCCACGGATGGGCGTGGGGCGGCGACTGGAACAAGCCCTTCGACCCTCAACACTTCCAAGCGACACAGAAACTTTAACCCTTCAAAAATCATGGGATCAGCAAACGGATCAATTCAAACCAACGCGGACGGCGAGTCCTTTGTTCTTCTGGAACAACGGTATTGCCGACGTGTCCACATCATCAACGACACAGGCGTTGACATCGAAGTTCAACAGGATGGCGGGGGCGTAGCCCTGCCGATCTTTGCCGGAACGGGATTCACGTTCAACGGAGTCTCGAACGCCAACCAACTTGCCGTGCGCCGCGTCGATCAGAACACGGCACAGGTGGAAGTCAAATACCGCTGGGAGTATCGCTAACATGAAATCAATCAAATATATCTTCGCCGCGCTATTCCTCTCTGCATCCTGCGCACTGTGCCAGGGAACAGGGTGGAATGTTCAGCCGACCACTAAAGGCATAGCCACGCCTGAGGAGACAGTTGCCGGAACAGATACCGTCAAGGGAACGACTCCGGCAGGAGTAAAGGCGGCACTGGAAGCAGCAGCGTTCGAGGCTGGTAGCTACCTCATTTCAAGTGAGGCGGCGGCTATCGCAGGGACGGAGAACACGACGGTAATGTCGCCACTCCGGACGCGGCAAGGCAGCGATCCTCGGTATTTGCCATTGCAGCGCGCAGGTCTGACGCAAGTCGGAGTGAAGCTTAGTCAGGTCGGTCAGGATAGTCCGTCTAACAGTGTCTTTTGTGGTATCGCCTTCGGGGATTCCCTCAAGGACAAGATTTCAGCTTTCATCCTAAAGCCTATCCAGACGGGCCTAAACTACGGCAACTTGGGGGTCTGCTTGGATGTTGCAGGAAATCCACCTGGGAGCCCCGGAGCTGGGTCATATTCAGGTGTAGGGCTGCCAAGTCTCAGCGGCGGTGCTGCTGCGGCAGGGCCAGATTATACGATCTGGCCGACTGGTGGTTATGTCGCGATGCCTAACGGTTCCGCAGCAAAATTCGGAAACAACCTGACTACGACTGCGAAGTTTTCCATGTACCTGAAAGACACGGCGGCTGGCACGGTCGTGCTTGAAGTGTCGGCGGATGATTCGAGTTGGTCGCAACAAGGAAGCACAGTGACACTTACGGGCTCGGGAAATGGCGTCGTTGTCGCCGGGACGGCATCAAAATACTGGCGGGTGCGAGTCACGAGCGGATCGACGGTATATGTCGCGGCTAAGATCCAGCCGACGACAGGGCGTGGAACGCTAATGGGAGGGCTTGGCACGGCGGGATTGGCAATCACCAATGCGGCACTCACGCCGAGCGCAGTAATGGTGCCGATTCTGACCGATATTGCTCCCGACTTAGTGACCGTGCAGATGGATGATAACGCTACCGACATGGCGGCAAACCTGCCAACG